AAATGAAGTATTGTCCAAAGATGGAGTGCTTGGTTTAGCTTACAACAGGCTTCAAGACGTAGCTCAACGAGGGTTGTCTGACCGTTTGCTACTGGTTGAGTTCGATGCACTCACCCACCGCCCACAAGAAATCATGGCTGATGTGTGGTCTTTTCTAGAAATGGAAGCACCCGAACACAATTTCGACAACGTGGAGCAAGTGACCTATGAAGACGACTCCGTTCATGGTCTTGACTTACACAGTATTCGGGCTGCAATAGCCCCCGTGGAAGACGACTCCACAAAAATTCTCGGCACGGAATTGTGCCAGACATTAGCGGGTGCTGAATTTTGGCGACCCACTACACCAAGTAACCAATAACAACCAAACCAAACTACAATAACATGAGTGTATTAAACCAAACCCAAGTGCCGATAGCTCCCGAAGTGAGAGCTGCTAAGCAAGTCAAACGAGCCACTTCACAAATGGCATTTCAATTAATCCAATCGTGGAACCACGGCTGGGATCTGATCTGGTCAGCCGACGACCCTGCTGCCGTATTGGCAGAACTAGGAACTGATGCTGGAGAGATCTTCCAGCTTAATGAGGACATCATTGTATATCTGAACACGACCCTCGCTGGCCGTAAGCAAGATGACCTTGATGCAATCAATGCCAAAGTAGCAGCTAAGCCAGTGACTACTACAGCCGCTGATGGCTCGGTAACTATCGACTAGCCTCTTCATGGGAATCGTTGAAACCGCAGCAAGGGCTGCCTTTAGGCCGGCAGATCGTCGTCCACCTTGGCAGTGGTGTGAGGACAACTATTTTGTTTCTCCTTCATCTCCAATGCCTGGTCGGTGGCGCTCAGACAATACCCCATGGGTTCGCGAGTTCATGGAGCAGTTTGCAACTGACGATGTAAGCACAATCTCGACAATGTGCTCAGCGCAGTCGGCAAAGACAGAGACAATGCTGGCGCTGCTGGCCTGGTTAATCTCTGAAGATCCCGCTCCTTGTATGTGGGTTACGTCTAGCGAGGAAGAAGCCTCTAAGTTTTGGACTGAGCGAATGAAGCCGTCACTTGAGGCGTCTCCGGCAATCCGAGACATGATACCGACTGGCCGAACAAGGGCAAAAGAGATATTTTTCCCTACAATGCCGCTTGAAATAATCGGCGCAAATGCTCCTTCAAAACTTCAGTCAAAGCCACGTCGCTGGCTAATGCTTGATGAGGTTCGAAACTGGCCTCCTGGGGCTCTTCCCATGGTTCTTAAGCGGACAAGAGCTTTCTGGAATGCCAGGAGAGTCGTCATCTCTACTCCTGATAACGAACATGACCCCGTTCACCAGGCTTTTCTTGAGGGAGATCAGAGACACTATTATGTGGAGTGTCCTCACTGTAAAGAAAAGCAGCCTCTTGAATGGAAGAGCATGAAATGGGAGACAAATGATGAGACTCGGCCCGCAGGACGATATAACTTTGATAGGCTGGCAGAGACTATTCACTATGAATGTTTGAAAGGGTGTAAAATCAGCGATGCTCCTGGGCTCCGTAGGAAGATGGTCGCAAATGGTGAGTGGCGAAGGCATAATCCTGACGCGCCGAAATCTCGCGTTTCTTTTACCTGGTCGGCAATGCTTCCACCGTGGGTAACATGGCGGGATCTAGTCGAGGAATTTATTAACGCGAGCAAAGCGCAGGAATGGGGCGATCATGAGCCTTTAAAAACGTTCATTACAGAGTCTTTAGGACAGCCTTGGCGTGATGAACTACGTTATAGGAAAGAGAAAAACTTCCTGGCTGAAAGAATGGTCAACTACAACATCGGTGACTCTTGGGATGAGACTCAACGCATCTTCCTTGGGGTAGACGTGCAAAAAGACTGTCTTTACTACGTCGTCAGGGCATTCGGAACCTTTGGTAGGTCACGCTTGCTGGACTATGATAAAGTCATTGGGTTTGAAGACCTACTCGAAGTCATTGAACGATTCGGGATCGACGCAGATGACGTAGCCATTGATGCGGCTCACAGAACAGGAGAGGTTTATAAAGCCATTGAAGAGTCTAATTATAAATGGAAAGCTTTTTGGGGTGACGATCGTGCTTTTTGGATTCGTGATGGGATGCGTCAAGCTTGGACAATTAGTCAAATAGATCCGGCAGTCGGAACCCGTATGCAAGGGTCTGTTCGTCCTATTCGTCTTTACCACTGGTCGAACCCGACGATTAAAGACAAGCTCGAGCTGCTAATGAGTGGGGAAGGCCCAGAGTGGCAAATTCCAGAAAAGGTTTCTCGCAACTACTTAGATCAAATAACCGCCGAACGAAGAGAAGAAATCGTAGACTCAAAGAATCGAGTGACTTTCCGGTATGTGAAAATCAGGAAAGACGATCACTTTCGCGATTGCGAATCCATGGTGATAGCAGCGGCAACAATAACTAAAACCTTGGGTGTTGGGTTTGAGGATGTCACCGAAGTGACCGTTGCACCTATGGACTAGGGGTAAGGCTTAGCCAATCCTGAGTCCAGCAATAGCTGGTTCACGTTTAAATCGCCTAGGAATAGTGTCCCTAACCAGCGGCCATATTTGCCTGACTTGTCTCGGTGGCTATGCAGGGTAATGCTTTTGCCTACAATTAAGCTTCTTAACTTCTCCGCAGCAACCAGACCTTCAGCCCTTTCGTCACCACGGATTTCAGGCGCGTCAACTCCAAGCAGCCTGATTTTTTGATTCCGCATCCAGGTGTTAAACCCTAAATCAATATCTAGGGTCACAGAGTCTCCATCATATACGCTGACGCAAATTGCTTTATATATGAATTGCCCTGTCATAACTATCCGTTTAAGGCTTCGTAAATCTGCACAACTCCGTCGAGTTGTGTCCTCACGGCTTTTTTCCGGTCTTGACCCCAAGTTGAAAGAGGGGACTTGGAGGTCTCCTTTTTGAACCATGATTCAATTTTCATTGCAGCGGTGACGAAGGTTTCGATTCGCTCGTCCTTGTCTTCTTTCTCTTCAGGCTTCTCTTCCTCTTCCTTTGCTTTCGTTGCTCGGGAAAGTAGCTTGAGGGCCTCATTGATTGAGCTGACTCCATCAAGAGAGATTGCTCCATCAGTTACAGCTTCTGAGATCTGCATATATCTATATGCGGTTCTATATGTAAACGGAAGAACGGTCGAGACCCATACACGGAACGGGTCTTTTAGCGTCTCTCGTGATTCGATTAGTAACGACCCGCATTCGGCGGCGTGCTTTACCGAGTCGACCATCGAGCTGATCGAATCGGCGTGTGCGGATATAATCCGCTTTTTCAGGACCTCACTCGGGTCAGCTGGTTTTACTGTGAGTCTGGCTTTGCTAACGTGTTCGGTTGTAATGGCCATCTCAGTTTTCTCTTCAGTGCTCATGTTGTTTTTTGGTTTTGCGCTTTGTTCCGATAGGACTCCCGCGCTTTCTTCGATTTCTGTCCCCTTGTTGGGGGCAGGCCAAGCTCATCCTGAAATTTCAAAACGTGCTTGGAAAAGGCTTGTTTTGAGATGTTGTGCTTTTTACCCATTTGTGTAAAGCTCATTCCTTCGTAAAAAGGGAAGCCGCAAGCCATGATGGAAACATCGATTTTGAGCCGGTAGTTGGACGACTCTACGATTTGAGCCAGCAGCCTTACCATCGCTTTCTGGACTTTTTCAGCGCTTCTTCGCTCGACCTCTTGATCTATGCGCTCTTGGATAGCTCCAATCCCTTGCTCCTCTTCGTCTTCATAAATAGCGTCCCAATCGAATTCGACCGAGGCAGAGGGAAGTTCAGCGGCGTCTTTAGAGTATCCAGTTGACATAGTGGGAAAAGAATAGGAAAAGTTTTATAACTAGGTCTTTACTAGAAATGACCTAACCCTTCAAGAAAAATGGCATCAATTAATTGGGAAGACATTTACGTCACTTACACTGCGGAAGAATTAGATGAAGAGATAGCCTTTTTGAAGGCTGAATCCAAGTCTATTTATATTTCTCAAAGCCAGGGGTCGAAGTCATTTTCTCGTTCCCTTTCTGATCTATCCATGAGGTTGACTGCGGCGACTCGAGTCAAATCCCAGCGCGGAGGCGGCGGGTTTGGTCCTGGAACTTTAGGCGGGGTGGACAAAGTAGTTGTTGATTTCTCATGAGGGACTACAAAAAAGAGTATGCTCGGTATCAAGGGAAGCCGGAGCAAATTAAACGTCGGTCGGCAAGAAACCAGGCTAGGCGTAAAGCTATCCGTCTGGGGAAAGCCCGTAAGGGAGATGGAAAAGACGTGCATCATCGCGATAACAACCCAAACAATAATGGCGCTGGCAACCTATCTGTGACCTCAGTTGCGAAGAATCGAGGTTATCCGAGGGATCGGAACAACAAGCCAAAGAAGGGGCTTTCCAATCTCGCGGCTCGCATCGAGAACCTGATCGAGTTTGCCCTCCCAAAGCTGAAGTTCGGCACGGTAAAGCGTGTCTTGAAAGAAGCGAAGAGCAAGACCAAAACAGATACTTTCCGCAAGGCCGACCGGCATGTGGAGGCTTCACACGTCCCCCCTTTCCCCGGATCAGTTGGAGCACTTAAAAGCATGGGGGTGAAGGCCAATAAAGGCCGCGGCGCTGTTATAGTCCCGCGAGGCTCAAGTCCTACCAGGCTAAGGTATTCTAAGAAATTAGAAGGCTTAATGGGCGGCCCGGCAAACACCTCAGTCCACGAGCATGGTCATGCGCTGGATCGTCAGCTACCGCGCAGAGCGGCGGCCATGTGGAAAATGGGCAAAAAAGCTGAGGCAATAGCCAAGCGCCAGCAAAAACGATTAGGTGACAACGTAGTAATCCCGAAAAGCAAAAGAAATGCGGTAGATGAGGCTGAAGCTGCACGCATTCAGAGTAGATTTACCAAATCAGTGCTGGGCAAAAGCTCTCTCATTATTGAAAAGCGGGCGAACAAGAACGCTTTGAATTTGGTGCAAAAGCATGGAGGCAAGAGCGAGGCTAAGAAGTGGAAAACAATCGCAAAGCGCCAAATGCACAAGGGCTATCGCGAGCCCCTTTTTAGGATTGGCATGGTGCAGAAGGGCTTCAAAGGAGACAGCCCAACCTTGTCAGAAGGGAAAAACTTCCTCCGTGGCGAGGGCAAATGGCTTAGAAGGAAGCAATGGGATCTCGCGGCTCGCATCGAGAACTTGATCGAGTTTTCGGCGAAATGGAGAAAAGTGATCGAGTTTACCTCTTTAGGGACAACGAAAAAAGTGTTAAAGGCCTTGAGAGACAAATCTCACAAGATTCACAACCAAGAAGTCTCTGTGTATCGTCCGAAGGGTGCGGGGTCGTTTTATGTGCCTAAAGCTAAAAAACTCAGCCTGGTCGGGGGGCTGAAAGAAGCGGATGATCGAGAGGCGGTATCAAATATACTAAAGATTACCCGCAAATCCAAAACCCGCGGACCTAAAGGCAAAGCGAAAGTGGCAAACGACAATTCTGTCATCGTTCCTCGCGGGGAGGCCCCAAAAAGGATTTTTCCGTGGGCCTCACCCAAAGCCATGGGGATGCACGAAACCGGTCATGCGGCAGACCCTCACGCTTACAAGGGGGCTCAAGCCCTAAAGAATTTTGCTCGCAGACGGCCTTGGGCAACCTATGGCAAAATGAAGCAATCTCGCAGGCTTACGCTCCGCATGGAAAAAAGAGCTAACCAGAATGTCCTAAAAGAAATCAAAAAGCATGGATCAAAGAGCGAGGTGGCTGAATGGAAAAAAACAGCTAATAAACAAATGAAAATCGGGTATAGAACACCTTTTTACGACACCCTTGTTAAAGACCAAAGAGCAATGACGAAAGCCGGACTCCGAAGTGCGGAGAGAGGGAGATATGATACGCCTCCTAGGTCTACCCCCTTAAAACCCACGCTTTCTCAAGGTAAAAAAGTTCTGCGTGAGAACCCCTGGCTAAGAAAAAAATGGAGCGAACTTTCAGCTCGTATTGAGAATTTAAACGAGCTTTCTTATGGAATGTCAAAACTTAAAAGGGCTAATGCTGCAATCCAAAAAAGGATCAAAAAAGAAAATCGCAGAGTCAAAAATTGGAAATGGATAGATAAAGAAAACCACATGAGAGCATTTAAGAAACAATTTAATGGTTTTTATCAGAAAGCTGATTATAAAAGAGCCTCGTCTCAAAAAAGACTAATGGCTAAAGCGTGGGCCGAAGCAAGCAAATGAAAACTACAAAACTCAACGTCATTGATAAAACAATTGCATTCTTTTCTCCTGGAGCAGGAGTTAAGCGATCTTTTGAGCGCCAGCTTTTTGAAATGAGCTACGATGCTGCGAACCCCGATCGTGGTCGGGCAATGAGTAGCAACCCTTTTACTGAAGGCAGCTCTGAATCTGCGTCGACCCAGAGAGACCGTATCAAGATGATGTGGGAGGCCAGAAACCTGGCTAAAAACTACTCTTTCGTGAAGTCGGTCTTGATGAAAGAGTCACTTTACACCTGCGGGCGAATTCAGTATCAAGCACAAACTGGTGACCCTCAAATGGATGACCTTTACGAGTCATACTTTAACGATTGGACAAAGCGATGCGACTTGACGGGGAGAAACGTATTCCGTCAAATGATCCAGCTTGGTCACATGGGGATGCGTCGTGACGGCCAGCATGGCTGGGTAATGGTTCCGCAAGGGGCTGATATTAAGCTACAAGCGATTGAAGGCGATCGAATCGGCAACCCCATCAAGGGCACAAGTTCTATCGACGACCGAGACTACAACGGGATCAAGGTCAACAACCTTGGACAGATAACTAACTACGAGCTTTGGGCTCGCGATAAAAACGGACAGTATAAAAACCCCAAGGAAGTCCCAGTAGATTCGTTTATTCACTACCTTGATCCAATGCGCTCGGACCAATATCATGGCATCACAGCTTTCGATACATGTATCCCCCACGCTCGTAACATTCACGACCTTTACCGTTATGAAACAATGGCGGTTAAGTGGGGGTCTGCACACACAGGGATCATCACCAAAGACAAAAAAGACGTGACCGACTGGAAGACGTCCGCCGAGACAACCGGGAATGGAACGATAAAAGAAAAAGTCGAGCCAGGAACAGTCCTCCGACTTGACCCAGGAGAGAATGTCTCAATGTTCCAGACTTCAATGCGTCCCTCCCCAACGTTTAACGGCTTTATTGAGGCCCTCATTCGCGAGATGGCAAACGGACTCAACCTCCCGTTCTCTTTCGTATGGGACATGGCAGCTCTTGGCGGGGTCTCTGCTCGCATTGAACTGGCGATGGCTCAACGCACATTTAAACGTTCGCAGTTACTTCTTGAGGAGAGGGTTCTCAATCCCATCAAGGACGCGGTCATCTCTCGCGCAATCACATATGGGCAGCTTCCTTCAACGGAAAAATGGAACAAGTGCAAATGGCAGTTCCCAGCTCACATTACGGCTGACCAAGGTTACACAACCCAAAGCGACATCGCGCTTATGCAGAATGGCCTGAAAACAGGGCACGACATCGTTACTGAAATGGGTGGCGATTACGAAGAAACCGTCGAGACCTTGGCTCGCGAGGCAATGATGAACGTGGCAGCATCTGAAGAACAAGTCATCCCGATTGAGGTCATCTCCCAGCGCTACCCCAACGCTACGCAGCAGATCGCAATGATGCGTCAGCAAATGATGCAGGCTGACATGGAGAGTGAAGCTGGAATCCCTGTCGGTCAGGGTGAAGGTGAACAACCAGAAGAATAATCATGAAAAACTCAAACCGTGACACGCGTGTCACAGAATTTCAAAACAGGACTTGGGATGACAGGATCATTCAATCGGCTACCGGTGCAGGAGCTGTCGGCATGGCTGGCGCAGGTGTCGGCGATGCTCTCGCAGAAGACGGCAAGATCACCCTGAGAAAAAGCAAAGGGCACTTCCGAGGACTCATCAAAAAGGCTGAGAAGGCAGGCGCTAATCCGCGTGCTTTGTATAAGGGCAAAAAGATCACATCTCAGAAGTCGGCCAAAATAATTGCGAAGCTTCGCAAGAGAATGAGTCGAGCCCCAGTAAAATCGAGAAGGATCGGAGGAGGGAAATTGGGGCTTATTTTAGGAGGCCTTGCAGGAGCGTCAATTCCCCCAGAAAAGCGCGTCATGATGGCTCGGGGACCTTCAACCCCGGACGCTTACGTCATGATCGACGGTAAGAAGTATCATGAGTTTGCACGGACTCGTCAAACTGACCCTTTTGAGGGCCTAAAGACAGACCCGAACGTAAAGCGAGCTCGGACCATCGGGGAGTATAAGAAGGCCAGCGCAATAGCAAAAAAGCTGGTCAAGAACACCAAAAAATCAAACACGGTCGTGCAGGACCTCACGGATCTTTATAATGAGAAGAGAGGAAAGCAGCCTGGGGTTCTGAAGACTTCTAATGGGCAATACCGCATTGCTAGGGCTAACCGGAACTCTGTTCGAGTTTACCACAAGGGCGGGCCAAGAACCCGTCGTCGCAAGCGTTTCTACGAGAAGAAGTCATTCCGAGACAAGGCCGCATTCACGGGCATCGCTGGCGGAACAGTCGCAGGCATCGCAATAGGCAGAAGAGCCGAAAGCCTCAAGTATCGAGCTGCAAGAAAAGGAACTTCGATTCCGAAAGAAATGCTCAAACTTCCAGGGAGAATGATAGCTACCAGCTCTCGCGTAAATGCTAGAAATTCTGTTCGCCGCAAATACGGAGCTAGAAAGTCTCTCGGCAAAGCAGGCATGACTGGTATGAAAAACCCAAGAAGCAAAGAGGGAGGATTCACCAAAGAGGCCAGGGCCAAGACTTCGACGCAATTCCCGAAATGGAGCGAGTCTCAAGTCAACGAATCATTAAGCAAACAACAGAGCATGGCTCAAAGCGGAACTCAAGTCCCCAAGAAGGGACTGGGGCCAAACTCCCGACCGGTAAGAAGCCTTGATGGCACTATTGCAAAGCTGGAAGGCCGGCCTGGGTTTGTTCCCGCAGGTGTCGAGACGCCCAACGGCACGACCTTCAAGAGCAAAGCGAAGCGAGTCGGCCCCTTCAGCCTTATGCCGAAATGGGCAGTAGCTGGGCGAAAAACTCCTCGTTCAAAAGCCAGCTCAGTAGAGTCAGTCAGCTCAGCAGCAAAGAGGACTCAGCTAAAAATAAACTCCTCCATACTAAAGAGAATTTTAACTCAAGTAGCAAAGAGGTAAATTGACATCACAAATAATAACATAACCAACAAAACCAACATGAACGTAGACAAAAACTTACAAGAACTCAATGAAATGCTTGACGCTCAGCTCACCGAATTCCGTTACGGCTATAAAGATGCCGGTCGCGACATCAAAGATGATATAAAAGGCTCAGCCAAGGCCCTCTTGGGCCTCGGCGCAATCGGCGCATCTGGTTACGGTGGATACCGTGCAGCGGACGCCATCATAGCAAGAGGTGGAATAAAAAAGGTGGGCGCAAGCGCTGGCCGTTATGTCGGCCAAAAAGCTGGCAAAGCAGGATCTTATGTCAGGAAGAACATCCCGACCCAGGCATCAATGAAAGAAGCCGGAACAAAAGCTGGTGCTTTTGCCGGTGACAAAGCTTCCAAAGCTGGTGACTTCCTCAAACAAAAAGGCGGTATGGCTAAAGGTAAGCTGATGGACCTCAAGATCCTCAAAGCGCTCCTTTCACGAGGCAAGGCCTAATGAAGACCTACGGGCTAGATTCTTCCTCTCCCATCTTGCGGTCTGTGCTCACGGAGCTCAGATCACGAGATGGTCAGGGGCAATACGCTCCAGAAGATCAGGCCGACCCTTCTGCTTTCAAGAAGGCTTACTCGAATCGCTGGAAGATCGCGGCTTCCATCGCGGCGCTCGGCATCGGTGGGGCAGCTACACTAGGCCCCCGACTCCAAAGGTTCGGCGGCAAAGGGATCCTCGGACCGGTTAAAACTTCGGGGCTGAACCGAGCCAAGAAGGCGGCAGTCAATAGGAACGCTAATCTCACCGACAAAGGCAAGCGAGGAAAAACAACCCCCTACGACCCAGGCCCGAGCCTTAGCGGAAAAGGGAAGGCGGCTACAGAAATAAATCCTAACAAGGCAAGTGGGCAACAGAAAACCAAAGCTAAGACGGCATCCATGCCAGCATCAGCAGCCAAGAAAAAGGCAGCCAAGAAAAAGGTAGCCAAGAAAAAGGTAGCCAAGAAAAAGGAGTCCAAGAAAGCCCCTCAAATGAAAGGGTCAGGAGGGGTAAGTATGAAAAAAACAGATCTTATGAATAATAATACGCAAATCACCGAGCTGCAAGGTCGCATTGCTCGGTTAATTGAGCTAAGCGACGCGTGGCAGCCTGCGGGTCTTCAAGACAAAAGTGACCGGTATCGGCGAAACTACATTCGTAGCTACGCAAAAAGCAAAAAAATCAAGAATAGCCAGGTTGCAAAAATAGCAGGCGTGGGCGCTCTTTTAGGCGGAGGCACTGCAGCCGCAACAGCAGGAGCGGTGACAGCCGGGGTTGGGATTCCCTTTCACGGCTGGCGTGATTCTAAAAGGCCAATATTACAAGCAATGAAGAGCGGCGGCATACAGGGCGCTGTGGTAGGAGCCGGACTCTTAGGCGGGCTGGGCTTATACGGGAAAACGACGCATAACAATCGACGCAAATGGGCTCGCAAAGCTGGCTACAACATCAAAGACTAAGAGCATGAACAACACAGTAACATACCTCTCCCACATCAATGGCCGCTTCGACGAGAAAGCCGGAGTAATCCGAGGGGTCTCAGTCATCACTGAAGGGACAGCTCGTGGACACGACTTGAAAATTGACGGCAAAACAGTGGAGCAAATGCTCGGGGCTTGTCAGGCCTCAAATTCTGGCAGAGTCAAAACCAAACTAAACCACCGAAGCGGAATCGAATCCGTCTTCGGCTACCTTTCTGAATTTCGCATTGAAGGTCCTAAGCTAGTTGCTGACCTCACCCTTCTCAAGAAGCATAAGGACTACGGCCAGACTATGGAACAACTTCGGGAGATGCCTGAATCCATCGGCCTCTCTGTCGCATTCACCGGAAAGCCAGAAGTTTGCGGAGATGCAAGCAAGGCAGCTCGGGTCGAAAGAATTATTTCTGCGGACTTAGTCCCAGAGCCAGCAGCCAATCCTACAGGTCTTTTTGAGGAACCCCTCGTTAGCGAAGAAGTTGACACCCCAGATAAAAATGAAATGAGTGATATTAATCAAGTTCTACAAGCAATCGGCGATCTAAGTAGTCGCCTCGACTCCTACGACGAACGTTTTGACTCTATTGAAGGTTCCCTCCAAGGTGAGCCTGAAGGTCAAGAAGACGGCGTAACCGAAGAAGAAATCGCCGAAGCGATCGAAGCTCTCCGTGAGCAGGGATACGACGATGGCGAAATCGAAGGCATCATCTCCTCTGAGATCGATGAGCTTTACGGTGAGGAAAGCGAAGAAGAAAATTCAGAAGCGTATGAAGATGCTCCTGAATACCGCAACGGAGGAACCGACCTCGATCCGAACCAAGAGCGTGTCGGCAGTGTTGCTGAACAAGCTTCCGCAGCTCAACCATATGGCGAAGACGCTGGTGACAGTGACGGTGGTGGAGAATTTGCCCGTCTTGAGCAAATCGTTACAAATCTCGAAGCTAAAATCGCAGGCCAACAAGAAGCCGCAGACGAAGCAGCCCTTGAAACTCAGCTCGGAGAGATCCGCAGCAAAGTAGTCGCTCTTGCATCTCGCAATGACGAACTTGAAAATGAGCTCGATGCAGCTCGTCACGCACTAAATACCGGCACAGGTCGCGCAGTCGAAACTGGAGCCCCAGGTCAGGACATCACTCTTGGTGAAGGTGCATTCGAAGACACTGTCCGTCATCATCTTGACGAAGGTAAAACCAAAGGCGAATCCGTTGCCTTGGCAGCTAAAGAGAATCGCGAACAACATCTCGACTGGCTCCGTCGTAGTGGTGTCATCGGCTAATCGTTCATTAACATCTCACATCAAAAATAAATTATGAATAGCAATAACGTTATCTCCCTTCAAGCAGATGCGGCCATCACTGGTCACACTCTAGTTCGCTTGACTACTTCCGGAACAGTCGAGGCCGCAGGTGCAGCATCAACAGCTGTCATCGGAACCGCCCTTCAAGATACACTTGATGGATCTCAGTGCGACATCGCAGTAGCCGGAGCTTTTCCAGTTCACTATGTTGTAGCATCTGGCGTAATCGGAGTCGGAGCAGCAGTTAAGTCTGATGCTGGCGGTAAGATCCAAAATCATGCCGGAACAGGAACCGCAATCGGTAATGCTCTCGAAGCATCAACCGCAGACGGTGAAATCATCCGCGTTCTCTTGAGTAACATCGTAACTGAAGACGCAGCAGCAGCCAGCTAATCCACCCTAATTACAACACCTAAATTTATACCACTATGTATGTTAATTCCGCAGCAGTAATTCGGCACGACCTAAACACCTTCGTAGAAGAAGCCGCGCAAGCGGACCAATACTACATCGGTGCTAAAGTTCTCCCGATCCTCCCTAGCCCCGTTAAGAGCGGCATCTTCCCAAAGATCTCAATGTCTCCTGGTGAGCTGTTGAAGTCCGACTCAACCAAACGTGGTCCTTCAGGAACATATAACGAAGTCGATCGCAAGATCTCCACTGATACATTCGATTGCATCGACCGTGGTCTCGAAGAGCGCATCGATGATGTGTTTGTTCGCGACATGAGCCGCTTTTTGGATGTTGAAGTTCTGACATCGAAGCTCATCACTCGTATGATGATGCTCGACTACGAGATTCGTTGTGCTAATCGCCTGTTTGATGCAACTACTTTTGCAACAACCAACTCTGGAGTAGAGTATAGCGAGGCTAACCTCGCTACAATCGACTTCGCTGCTGACCTTATGTCGGCTAAAGAGAGACTTACTCGTAAGGCAGTTATTCCTAACGTAGCCATCATGAACGACTCGATGTTTAACCGCATCCGTCGCTCAGCCAAGCTTCAGACTTTCCTTTATGGAAACATCGGAGCTGGAACTGGATACCGTTTGGTAAATGCTCAGGATATCGGAGCCGCTTTCAACGTCCCAATGGTCTACGTCGCAGCCGCAACGTTTGACGCTTCTAAGAAGGGTGCTGCAAACCCAGCCCTTACCCAAGTCTGGAATTCAGACTATGTATGGCTTGGTAACGTCCAAGGTGGAGACTTCTCCGCAATGGGTGCAGGTCGCACAATCGTTTGGACCGCTGATTCTCCATCACTCTTCCAGACCGAGACTTACCGCTCAGAGCCTCGTCGAGGCGACATGGTTCGGGTTCGTCACCACACCGACGAGAAAGTCGTCGATGCAACGGCTGCTGAGTTGATTAAGATCAACAACCAGTAGAATATTCCTACGTCAAGTGCTCAGTTGACAAATGGGAGGGGTTTAGGCCTCTCCCATTTTTTATTTACTAATAATGAGCATCTTTAGCGATCAGTTCACCCGAGCCTCAGAAGAATTTCTTGAGCGCGTAAAAGAAGTCATCCTAGTCAATAACCAGGAGATAGAAGCTAGTGTCGACCCGATAACGTTTGACGACGCGATCAGAAGCGGAGGCAGGACCTCAGGGATGTTATTTGGTATCCATGTTCGGAAAACTGACTGGGACGCCGCTGGAGGCAAGAGCGGCTCTAAAGTGACCGTCTCGGGTAAGAGAGTCCGGGCAAAGTCTTTTGTTGATATAGGGGATAACCAATACGAGATCATGTGTGAAACATTTAAAGGCTCTTCTGGGTTATGATCCGGGTATCAGGAACGGAATCGATAGGCAGAGCAGCTAACAGAGCATTCCAAGACATAAGAGCCCTTAAGGTCAAAGTCGCGGCTAACAGTCTAAAGAAAGCCCTGGGTCGTCCATCTGTGAACGAAAGAGATTTGCGAGAAAAACTAAAAAACAAGCTAAGAAGTGGACGTTAAATCAAAATGCGAAAGATACTGGGCAGACCTTTTAAAGAGCAAAGGGGCAACCCGAGTCTATCCTGGACGTTGCGACGATGAAGACGTGGACACCCCATTTATTGTTTGTCGTTGTGAAGAAGCTCCAGTGACAATGCCAGGGGGCGGCGCACACCGAATAGATCCCCTCGAGATCCTTGTCATTTCACACATCAGTGAAGCCACTTCCAAAGACCATTCAGAGGCCGTCGAGTGGGTCCGATCTATTATCGAACACTCTAGCTTTCCGGATACCGGCGCTGAAATAAAGGCTCTTGGAGTAGGCCCTCTTACGGTTCGAGATGTGGCTAGTGAAGACGACGAGCGGTATGCTGACATTCTAGAATTCGTTTTCGGGTTCACCTCCCATAAACACGACGAAACACTTCCTGTTCCCCCGGGGTTAGCGGGCTTTGGGTTGACAAATTCCTAGTTAGTATAACACTCTAAAGAAATATGCCTACCCAATACAACTCAAGCACCTACGTCTTCGGAACAGATGCTGTCTCTCCCATCGCTGGGATGGCAGTCGAGTCTTTAAAAGTTGACGAGACCCCAGAATTCGAAGCCGAAGCTAAAGACCAAACCGGATCAGTAGTCTCTTACGTTGTCGGAAACGCTAAGAAGAACTTCACGGCTTCCGGGTTTCTTACCACGGACACCTTTGACATCGAAGATTTTCAATACGATGGACTGACCTTCATCATCGAAAGCAGGAGCATCACAGAATCCAACACAGACTTCAAAAAGTGCGAGCTCTCTGGAGTTGCTTACGCAGTTATCGGTGCAACAGCTGGAGCGGCAATCTAAGCTCACTCACTCACTCACTCACTCACTCACTCACTCATAACCATACAAATATATGCCTTCTTTCGACCAATTTGGAAATGTCACTGAATACAAATTCGGAATCACAACGTCTGACGCTGTAGCCGGAATGGCCCTCGAAACACTAACTATCTCTGCTAGCCCTGAATTCATGGCTGAAGCAAAAAATGACGAAGGGATGACTGCCGCTTTAGTAAAAGGTGATCTTAAAGGAGAGTTCTCAGGATCTGGCTTTTTAATCAACGAAACTGCGTTTGAGGGTGTCTCTAACTTCACGTTTGACTCTAATTTTTACATCATCCAAAACAAAAGCATTTCCCAGTCTAATACAGACTTCCAGAAGTGCGAGATTAGCGGGATCAGCTTCGCAAACATTGCCAGCTAATGATCGACTCCCTCCTAACGGAGGCCCTGATTAACAGTAACTACCGGGTTCTCGGCAAAAAGTTGCGTCCTTACTGCCTTTGGCATGAGTTCCTTCTTTTAGCGTCAGAGAACCCGATTTTTTGTGACACAGATGAGCCTGCGAATCTTGTTCACCTTGAAGCGGCAGCGAGGATTTGCTGTTGTGAATTCGGTCAACTACCTAACCCTAAGGTAAATAGCACTTGGATTAGCATTAAGGCCGTGTTCCTGGGTGTCGACAAGCAGCTAGAAAGCTTCAAGACCTATATTGCTGACTACAATGCGGGCCCAGACATCTGGCAAAAGGAATCCTCAGATAACACCAAGAAGGGCCCTCCAGGGACCATCTATACTATTGTATCTTGCCTTAGCATGGGCATTGACGAAAAAAGAGCCTGGGAAATGCCTGTAGGCCTTGCTTTATGGTATTCCGCAGCCCGCCAGTTTGACAAGGGAGGGGAGTTGGACTTCGTAACTGAACAAAGCCGACGCATAATGGAAAACCTTAAAAAGATTAAGGAGGCGGAAGCGGAAAAGGAAATCACTAAAGAGAATGGCTAAGAATCCGAAAGCAAAAGTAGATGTTGAAATCCAGGCCACTGGAGCGGCTAAATTTAAAGCGGCAACAAAAGGCCTTGGCACTGGGCTGACCGTTGGGCTCATTACCGCAGTCGCAGAAGGAAAGAAATTCAAAGCTGTATGGGAAGGCGTTAAGTGGGGAGCCATGGCCCGTGTCGGGGTCGCAAACCTGGCTCTTATATCTGGAAGTGCTATAGCGGCTACCAAAGCTATCATAGGCCTAGTTCGTGGTTCTGAGGCGATGGCTAGGGGGCTTGAACGCGCAGCGAACATCGAGATGAAGACGACTCAGTTTGAGTCGTTGTTAAAGGGAGCCTCGCTTGCTAAACAAAGAATCGCGGAACTCGTCGATTTCGCGGACAAAACCCCATTTGAAATCGAAGGAATTGCAGAAGCCTCAAAAATGCTCGAGGTTCTTGGTCGTGGAGATCTCAGCGGAATCAAAACAATCACCATGGTTGGCGATGCGGCTGCTGTCGCAGGGCGCGAACTTAATGAAGTGGCCTTCTGGATCGGAAGATTCTACGACGGGGTGAAGTCTGGACGTCCTGTTGGCGAAGCTGCTACTAGGCTCCAAGAAATGGGGCTAATTACGGGCGACCTTCGGGCTCGCATAGAAAGCTTAAACCAAGCTGGCGGAGACATGACCGTTGTCTGGGGCGAGGTAGAGGCCGCTCTGGGGAGAACCAAAGGGGGCATGGAAAAGATGTCCGAGACGATGAAGGGTCTTCAGTCTACTTACGATGACACCCGAGCATCCCTTGATCAGGCGTTAGCTAAGAACTTCCTCGATGAAGAGAAGAAAAAGCTGGAAGACATAATTAAAATAATGAAGAACCTGACTCCTGTGTTCGAAGACACGGGGGCCGTAATAGCTGCAATAAGCGGGCCGGTAAACACAGCAGGAAAGGCGTTCCTGGCTTGGGCAACTAGCTTGAAAATCGTTCAGGTAGCCATAGGCACACTGACTCGAGCTATCGTTGCTTTGGCTGTCGTAGCCACTCCAGTATTCATCTATAAGCTGATCAAGGCTCTTATAAGCCTAAACCTTACAACCAAGGCTGTGACTGTAAGCACGCGTCTTTTGTCTGCGGCTCAATTAGCTGGACGAGCAGCAGCGCTAAGCCTAGCAAAAGGAAACACCATAGCAGGAAACAGCTACATATTCCTTGGCAAAGCATCAAAGAAAGCCGCATTGGGGCTGGCTGCGTTCAACGGAGGAGCTAAAACTGCGGCAGCCGCAGGAGCGGGCGCTCAGGCCATCCCATTAATCGGCAAGGCTAAAATCCCTAAGGGAGTGGTTGCCGGATTTAAAGTAGCCACTAAAGGAATCAGCCTAGCCCTAAGGGGGATTGGAAAAGCATTTTCATTCCTTGTCAGCACATTTTTAGGCAAATTTTTAGGGATCATCGGGGCAGTCGCCGTAGTCTGGCAGCTAATTGGCGCATTCAAAAAGGCAAAAGAAGCAGGCAATGCTGTTACGGCAGCCGCAAAAGAAATGAACACATCTCTAATGAAGATGGCCTCTACTGTCAAAAACTTAAACGGGCTATGGGAATACCAAGACAAAATCGCTGGGGCACTTTCGACGGCGTATGAAAAGCTAGGCACAGCGCTAGGTGAAATGGGTAACGACAGCGAGCTCGCTAAGCTTCTTGGTATGAGTGAGGCTTCAGAAGAAGTTGAGGCACTACAGAAGCAAATTTCACAGCTAAAAGCCATGCTGTCAGGCGCAACGTCTGACGACAGATTCTCGAAATCGAAAAAAGATCGGGAACTAGCGGCAAAAGACGATGAGCGTAAAGATACCAACAAAGTCAGAGACATCGATGCCGAAATAGCAGCGGAAAAAGATGGAGCTAAAAAGATTCGACTTATACGAGAGAAGAAGCTGCTTTTCGAGCAAAAAGGAGAGACCGGTCGAGATATCGATAAGGGGAATGCAGAAACAGAAAAACGCCTCAGGGGGGCAGCCGTAAAAGGGAAAGCTGATTCCGCAACCAACGAAATAAAAAGCATCTTAAATCAAATCGAGGCAATAGAAGACACTGGGGTTGTCAATAAAACCCTTGGAACAGGGGCTGGGTTTATAGGTGCAGCTGAGCTCAAGGAAGACATCGCAGAAGCGAAAAAGCAAAAAGAGAAGGACATTTCGAAAGGTATGGACTCTGGCGACGCTGAGCTGAAATTCAATCGAACCGTAGGAGGACTACTTAAGGAGGTTTCGGAAAGAAGGAAGGAGGGCGGTCGCACCTTCGACCAAGCCGGGAACGACAGTGAGGATTTCGATGCTATGGAGGCTCGTGGACAAGCTCTACTCGACGAATCCGACAAATTAGAAGCAGCCCAAGAAAAGGGTAGACAAATAAAAAGGGACTCAGACTCCTTACCTCAACGACAAGCGCAAGCAAAAGCCGACGCAATACGCTTAGGGACGAAAAATGATAAAAACGGTGTAACGGTCAAAAAAGACGACGTCAACGACTCCATGAAGGAGACCCTAAGCAAGTTCGGTGCTGTCGAATCCCCCTCAGGAGATTTGAGCATAACCCTCGAACAGCTCCAAGACATAGACGTTGCGATAGACAAAAACGCAAAGCTTGCGGCAGAGTGGACAAACAACCTTGGCATGTCGGATGATATCCAGAGGGAAATCAATGCTCAGCTACGGCAGCAAAAAGAGATCCGTGAAGAGATCAATGCTGAGATTGACGCAACCAACGCAGAGACAGACAAAATAAAGTTCGAAGCGGAAGTGGGCAAAATAAAGCCTCTTGATGTAAATACGGATCTTTTAGAAAGAAGCCTGGACAAAGTCGAAGAAAGAAAACTGGAGATCGCACAGGAGATCGACATCAAAGCCTCGGAGCTAAAATCCCCGAATATAGAGGCTGCTGAAGCGCTAGAGCTGAGGGACCAAATTGAAGCGCTAAACAAAGAGGCTGACATCTTAGCCAGCAAAGAAGTCGCCGTTACCGCTCTTTTAAACTTCTCCCTCACGGGCGAGGAAAAACTGGATAAGCTAAAAGAGATTGAAGATGAGAAAGCCGAAATAAAAGTCAAGCTAGAGGGCCTGGGACCGGCGGTTGAAAAAACAGAAAAGCTCAAAGATGAGCTAAGCGAAGTCGACAAGAAAGAAGCGGAGCTTGTTAAAGAGCGAGACAATGCTGAAAGTGTTTACCCTCAAGACGAACAATCCTCCAAAAAGATAGAAGAGGTAAATCTAGAGCTCAAAAAAACCAGCCGTGAAAAGAAAGCGATCATGTTTGAGCTCGCAGGCGCTGAAGTGGCCATTAGCGAGCTAGATGCTATACAAGGTAGGCTTGACCAACTCACAAATGAAGAGTCTAAAATTAAGTTCGGCACATCGCTGGACGCGATGGCACGCATGCTAAAAGAGATTGAAGACGAGAAAGCCGAAATAGAAGTCGAGCTAAAGGGCCTGGAGCCGGCGGTTGAAAAAGCAAAAAAGGAGCTAAGCGAAATCGACAAGAAGGAAGCGGAGCTTGTTAAAGAGCGAGACAACGCTGAAAATGCCCTCAAGACGAACCCTCAAGACGAATGGGGTGTTGGAGCAAGAAAGCTAGAAGAGGTAAATCTAGAGCTCGAAAAAACCAGCCGTGAAAAGAAAGCGATCATGTTTGAGCTCGCAGGCGCTGAAGTGGCCCTTAGCGAGATAGATGTTATACAAGAT